GCTACATCTTATATTAATAGAGTACGTGACCTGATAAATCGTGATGTTGAAAGAGAAATATATTCTTTACAAAATGAAGTAACTGATTTAGAAACAAGAATTACAGATATCATTGAAGACTCATTACAAACTAGAATTGATGAGTTAAAAGATTACTTTGAAGATTTAATTAAGCAGGAGTTAGAGAAATGAGTAATGAAGCAAACGAAAGACTACAAGAGTTTATAAGTGAGACAGTTGGTGAGATATGGCAGTTACCAACTAGACCTGATTTAGAGAAAGACTGTGTTGATTATGTATGGGAACATTGGGATAAAGAAGATTCATATCAAGATAGAATTTATGTAAACTTTTTAGTCATACAGTTTTTATCTTACCATTGTCGTGAGGCAGTATCTTCACAGGATATTGAGTACATGGCAATAGCTGAGAAAGAAAGATTACTAACAATGACATAAGGAGAAATATGAAAGCAATATTAATTGATACAAAAAACGAAGAAGTCAGAGAAGTAGAACATGATGATACTCTTAAAAATATTTATGAGTTAGTTGACTGTGCTACGTTTGATGTACTTAGATTAGACGGAGTGAATGGCATCTATGTAGATGATGAAGGATTGTTTGTCGAAGACCAACTATTTTTTACTTATCATGGTGATAACTACAGTCATACTTTAGCAGGTAATGGTTTAATTTTAGGAGTAGATAGTGAAGGAAATAGTATAGCTCCTACAATAACTGTAGAAGAAGTTGAAGAATCAATAGACTTTCAACCACGAGGATTTGACGCATGGCAATGAGAATAACTAAAGGACAAGTCTCTCATGAATCTGTTACAGGTTCTAGAGGTAAAAAGACTCACATAGGGAGAGGTAATGTAGGTTACTCTACTATGCCTAAAAGAAAACGACAAACTTACAAAGCTTATAGGGGGCAAGGTAAATGATTGATGAATCAAATGTAACACTAGAAATTATTGATGCTATACGAAACCAAAACGTAGTACAGTTTAAATATGGGAGTCATAACGGACTCAGAACAATAAATCCAACAGGTTTTTATGGAGACTTCTACGGATTTGAAGGAACAGAATCTCACGACAAAGATAGATTTAGAAGGTTTAGTTTTGACAGAATAACAGAGTGGCAAGGCATTCCTTTAAACTATAAAGTTTTAGTAGAGTTAAAAGTTGTAGGTTATCCTACTGATAGAGAAGTAGCAGAAGAACTACATGAACTATTAGATAGTGCTGAACCTATTATGTACACACTTAAACCTATAGCATGACAGAGTATGATGTACACAAGATGTATGCAGAGCAACAAGAAAAAAATAGAATAACTGCTCTTCATGGTGACAAAGGGGTGTTGACAGTTTACTTTGCAGATGATACAATAGAAGTTTGGAAACTAAATTGGCGAGGAAAACTCAAAAGAATTAAAAGGAGAAAGTATGGAACGTAAAGATTATATTTATATTATAGCTTATGTATTGTTCTTTGGTTGGTTTGTGTCTACTCTTGTAGAAGAACTAACATATCAAGACGAACAATTTAAAAAAATTAATAAATTAAATAATGATTTATTAAAAATATCTCAATATGTTGAAAGTAAAACAACAGACTTTGAATATTTAGAAAGGAAGATAGAGGATAATTCGGTGGAGTTAGACGAAGTTAAAAGAGCAAGAGGTAGTAGAATTACCTGTCGAAGTGCCTGTCGTAAAGATAACGACTACTGCTTCTTGCCCTACCCCACACAATAGATTGTTACCATATATAGGAGATGTTTCTTTAAGGAGAGACTATGCATTTAAAGTTTCGTATGATGTTCAAGATAATGAAATAGTAAACGTAAACTATCAACCCTCTATCCCCAACAAACTTAAACGAGGTATGCAGGCATACTTAGATTCATTTATTTTAAAAGAAAATGTTAAGGATTGCTACATACCTATAAAAATATTAGGAAATTAATATGGAAACATTTGTTTTAACACAGACACAGTTTAATGAATGGGATAACTTTTGTTTAGATAATGGTCAGCTTATGTATGACAACAAGGATTGTTATATCAACGAGTACAATGATAATAGTAAAATGTTTATTGTACATGTTCCCTCATCTGAGCAATCAGGAATTAAAAAGTTTTTAGAAAAAGTGCTTGACACTTTCTAGAAAATTGGAGTATAATGACTCCACATTAACCACTACTAAAATATAAGGAGTAAAACATATGGCAGTAGCAATAGGAAAAGCGTATTGGGCGAGCGTCACAGTACCTAACGAAACTTTTGAACCAGTCTACACAGTAGACCTAGTAATTAGTGATGAAGACGCTCAAGACTTTGCCTCACGAGGAGTCAGAGTCAAAGACTTTTCATTAAAAGATGAAAGCGGTGAACCTCAATATATAGGAAAAGCTGTTACCATTAAAAGAAAAGTTAATGCTAAGAATGGCAGAAGACCTGCACCAAAGCTCTACAATCTTAATAAAGAGCCTATGGACATTACAGTAGGTAATGGGTCGGCAGTCAAAGTTCAATACAATGAGTTTGCTTGGGATTACGCAGGTAAATCAGGTGTTAGCTTAGACTTTCAAGCTATGCAGGTGCTAGACTTAGTTCCAATGAAGTCACAAGACGGGGATGAATTGAATCCGTTTGGTGACGGGGAGGAGTTCTAATGGCTGATGAAGATATCATGTTGGATGAACAAACCAAACCTTTTATTACTATAGATGATGTACAAGTCTTTGTAGAAGATTTACCTGAGGAAGGTCAACAGATTTTCGGCAGACTTCAAAGACTGAATCAAAAGAAAGCTAATGTTACGCTTGACTTAGAAGAGTTACAAGCAGGTATTAATTTCTTTTCAAACAGAATTGTAGCAATATATAATGGAGAAGGTTCTCCCTTAGAAGAAAAGGAACTTGACGATAGCACAGAAGATAGTTAAGTTTTTTTAAAAGTTGGCTAGGCATTACTGTGTATAATGTCTAGCCTTTTTTATGGAACATATATGAATAATAAACTAAGCCCTTTTTACAAAACACATCAACCTTGCCCTGACTGTAATAGTAGTGATGCTCTTTGTATCAACGAAGACAGGTCAACCAAATGTTTTAGTTGTGGAAAGTTTACCCCAAAACCAAAGAACATTGTACCTATGAGTAATAACTATACTAAACCACCAACACAACCTACAGAGACAGTACACAATGGAACGTATGCACCTCTTACAGACAGAAGTATATCTAAAGAAACTGCTATGAAGTATGGGGTAAAAGTTGTGTATGATTCTCAAGGTGTTCTTGCTCAACACAGATATCCTTACCATATAAACAATGAACAAACAGGTACAAAGATAAGATATGTCAAAGATAAGAACTTTAAATTTGAAGGTACAACTACAGGTACAGGTTTGTTTGGTCAACAACTATTCAAGGAAGGTGGTAAATACCTAACTATAGTTGAGGGTGAATGTGACGCTATGGCTACCTATGAATTGTTAGGTAGCAAGTGGGCAGTAGTCTCAATAAAAAATGGAGTTCAAGGTGCGGTCAGAGACATTAAAGAAAATATAGAATACGTAGAAAGCTTTGATAATGTAGTCATTTGTTTTGACAATGACAAGCATGGTATAGAAGCATCACAGAAAGTAGCAAGTATTATCAAGCCACGTAAAGCTAAGATAGTTTCTATACCTAATGGTTACAAAGACGCTAATGATATGCTACGTAAAAATCTACATAAAGAGTTTACTCAAGCTTGGTGGGATGCAAAAGTGTATACCCCTAGTGGTATCATCAGAGTATCGGAGAAACAAAAAGATTTTTTAGAAAGAGAAAAGAAAAGTAGTGTACCTTATCCTTGGCATGGTCTAAATAAAAAGCTTATCGGCTTACGACAAGGCGAGCTACTCACTCTTACAGGTGGTACAGGTCTTGGTAAGTCTTCTGTTACTAGAGAGCTAGAGCATTGGCTTATACATCAGACAGAAGATAATGTAGGAGTCATAGCTTTAGAAGAAGATTGGAGACGCACAGTAGACGGTATCTTATCTATTGAGGCTAATGACAGGCTTTATATAGATGATATTAGAGACAAGTATAGAGAGCAAGACCTAGTTAAAATGTTTGACAAAACCTTTGACCAAGACAAAGTATTTATCCATGCTCACTTTGGAACTAATGACATAGAAGATATCTTTTCTAAGCTACGCTATTTAATTGTAGGTTGTGACTGTCGTTGGGTAGTCGTTGACCATTTGCATATGTTAGTATCAGCAACTACAGAAGGTGATGAGCGTAGAGCTATTGACTCTATCATGACTAGGCTTAGAAGTTTAGTTGAAGAAACGGGTGCAGGTATTATACTTGTATCACACTTACGTAGGGTTCAAGGTGACAAAGGGCATGAGAATGGTGTCAACGTCAGCTTATCACATCTACGAGGCTCTAATGCTATCGCTCAACTGTCAGACTGTGTTATAGCTTTAGAAAGAAATCAACAGTCAGATGATGAATTAGAATCTAGGACAACAAGATTACGTGTACTTAAATCACGTTACACAGGTGATGTAGGTCTAGCGACTGCATTAGTTTATAACAAAGATACAGGTAGATTATCTGAGTACGAGGACACAGAAATGTTGAATAGTTTTAGTGCAGATGATACAATACCATTCTAAAGGAGTAGGTATGTGGAATTAGTATTTGACATAGAGACAGATGACTTACATGCTACAGAGATACATTGTATTGTAGCTATAGACGAGAACAATAAACAGTATACTTTTGATATTATAGATGATAATATTTTAAAAGGTATAGACTTTTTAGCAGAGGCAGATAAACTTATTGGGCATAATATCATTGGATTTGATATACCTGTTATTAAAAAACTATACGGTGTTGACTTATGGGATAGATATAAAGTAATAGATACGTTAGTTCTATCTAGACTTTTAAATCCTGTAAGAGAGAAAGGACACTCACTAAAAGTTTGGGGTACAAAGCTAGGAGTAGCTAAAGATTTACCCCCTGAAAACTTTCAAGTCTATACTAAAGATACTTTAAAATACTGTATAAAAGATGTTGTTCTTAATAAACTTTTATTTGATTATCTTAAAAAAGAATCAGCAGGATTCTCCAAAGAAAGTATAGAGTTGGAGCATCATGTAACTCACATATTAGAACAACAAAGAATAAATGGATTTAAAATAGATATTGAACACGCTACTAATTTATTATCAGAATTAAACTGTAAGATAAAAGAAGTACAAGATGAAGTACACAGGACATTTAAACCTAAATGGGTAGACATAAAAGAAGTAACTCCTAAAACAAAACAAGACGGAACTCTTTCCAAATCAGGTTTAACAGAGTATGAGTACGCTGACATTTTAGAATCAGGTAACATGAAACCTTTTATGCGTAAAGAGTTAGTAGAATTTAACTTAGGTTCTCGTAAACAGATTGGAGAATATCTAATTAGTTTTGGTTGGGAGCCTAAAAAGTTTACACCAACAGGTCAACCAATAGTTGACGAAGGTACATTAAAAAATATAACTCACATCAAAGAGGCTAAACTTATTGCGGACTTTCTTTTATATCAAAAAAGAATTGCACAGATTAGTTCGTGGATAGATTCAGTAGAAGATGATGATAGAGTACATGGTGCAGTTTTATCTACAGGTGCAATTACAGGTCGTATGGCACACAGAAATCCTAATGTCGCTCAAGTTCCTAGCGTAAGTAGTCCTTATGGTAAAGAATGTAGAGCCTGTTGGATAGTAGATGAAGGCAATAAGCTAGTAGGTATAGATGCTAGTGGATTAGAATTAAGATTGTTGGCACACTATATGGCTGACGAGGATTATATAAATGAAATTATCAACGGAGATATTCACACAACAAATCAAAAGTCTGCAGGACTTGAATCAAGAAATCAGGCTAAGACATTCATCTATGCACTCATTTACGGTGCAGGAGACGAAAAGCTTGGTACAATCGTGCAAGGAAGTAGAAAGCAAGGTAAACAACTTAGAGAATCTTTTATCAATAATAACCCTGCATTTAAAACTCTTAGAGACAGGGTTGAACGAGCGTCTGCCAGAGGATACTTAAAAGGTTTAGACGGTCGTAAAATATTTATTAGACACAAACATTCTGCTCTTAATACTTTATTACAAGGAGCAGGTGCAATAGTTATGAAAAAAGCTTTAGTTATTTTATCGGATATGTTAGAATTACAAACTATCCCTGCTAAAATAGTTGCTAACATTCATGACGAATGGCAAATAGAAGTACCTGAATCTTATGCAAATGGATTAGGTGCATTAGCAGTTAGATGTATAGAACAAGCATCTACAGAATATAACTTAAGATGTCCATTAACGGGCGAATTTAATATAGGAGATAGTTGGTATGAAACCCACTAAAAAAGATAGAAAGAAGTTTGATTTAGATTTACAGTATGGTACTGTTAGAGAAGAAAAAATAGCAGACATGCTTACTAATAAAAAAATAGAAGTCAAATCAGAAAGAGATATTTGGCAGAAGTCAGGTAACATTTGTATAGAGTATGAGTCATGGGGAAAACCCTCAGGTATCAG